CCGGCGCAAGCTCATCCGCGAAATGTACGTCGCCTGCGGATACAACGCCAGCCTCGCCGCGCGCAAGCTGGGTTACTCAACCGCGCTTGCCTCGTACTGGCACAAGATCAAGCTGTTCGACGACATCGCCAAGCCCTGCCGCCAGTGCGGGAAGCCCGTCGATGTCAAACACCACAACAAGAAATACTGCAAGGAGTGCAATGGCCAACAAGCTTCAGCAAATGATTGATCCGCCGCTCACGCACTGTCTCGTTGACCTGCGCAACGGGAAGCCGTTCATCGTGGAGCGGTTCCACAGTCTCTTCGAGGCGATCTTCGACCGTGGGAAGAACAACCGCCACCTGCGCATCTACCGATGCATCAACGGGAACGGCATCCAAGAGCTGTCACGCAAAGAATCCGCGATTGAACGGCGCACGTGGCACAACATGGTCACCGAGGAAGGGCTGCGCCGTCGTCAGGAATTCGAGGCGGCTGAGCAGGCCAAGCGCGACAAGCGCCAGGCTGAATTCTTGCTGCGCCAGAACGAGATTCTCGCGCGCGAGCAGAAGCGCCGGGACGCTGAGCGCGAGGCAGCGGAGCGGGCGCGCTACCGATCTCTCCCGCCGCTCGATCGTCTGCGTAACGAGATCGCGCGCAAACCGTTCACGCTGAACTAGTCGCGCACAACGGCCGTCCGCCCGATCGGGCACTCGAAGCTCCCATCGTGCGCCACGATCCCGGACGGCCAGCGCGTGTTGAAGGTCGAGAAGCCGTCGTACGTCACGTGAGACGGCGCGAACTCCCCGGTGCACGGCACGGCCACCTCGTGCACCCAGAAACCCCGCCCCATGTTCGCACGCAGCACCTCGCCCGCGCCGTCCGCCGTCCTGTGGAAACTCACTTCCTCGCTGCCGATGCCACTCGGAGGCACGACAATGAATAGACGCACTTTGTATTTCATTACGCGTGCCAATAGAACCCGCTGAACAACACCGAAGATGTGCTAGTCGTGTTTGAGTTGGTCAGTGTGGTAATGCCAGTGGCCGCAGCGTACGAATACAGGCGGAATACGCCAGCGACGCCTCCTACAACGCTGACACGTCCGACCGCAGGATATAAGGTCGTCCAGTTTGCTGGCGTGGAAATAGTGATTGTGGCCAGATCAAAGCTACCGGTCTGCGAATTGACGGGCAGCGAAATATTGACGTTACCACTGCCGCCGCTAAGGGTTGCAAGATCAACACGCCCCGTCATGTAGATCAACGAGCCGAATCTGGCATACCATCCGCCGGTCGTTGATGCATATGTAACGCTTGTGGGCGCGGTGGTCTCGAACGTCAGCGTAGGAGTCCACGATGTGCGCCGCGCACTTGCTGCTCCGAGGATATTCTCAACAGCTACCGTCGCGTCTTGCAAGTCGTTTACGTGACCGGCCGTGATCGTATCGACGTTGTTGACCTTCGTCGTGTAGGCGTCTATTGTCGTCGGGAAAGTCGTTGCCATAGTTTTCTCCTAAACCGCGATCGGCTGAATAGTCACGCGGGACAAAAGCTGAGCGAACACGGTGCCGCGATTCGTCGTGCACGTAAACACGATAGTATGCGGGCCTCGGAAGTTCGTGGCCTTGATTGCCGAAATGATATCAACTGAAAACACGCCCGGCCCAGTTGCTGCTGTTGCCGGTGTTCCTGTCGTGCTTCCACTTCCAGACAATTTTATGATTCCAGAAACTGCGCTGCCGTCAACCGTAATAGTCACTGTCGGATTCACGCTGTCCGTATTGACACCATAGGTTAGCGTGTGCGTGTGATTTGCTGTGGTCACATCATGCGTATGCGATGGGATAGTAACGGTATGTGTGTGCGTTCCGATCGTCACCGTGTGTGTATGATCACTTAATGTAACGCCATGTGTATGCGATGATTCAGTGGCAGTGAATATAGTCCTATCAGCTCCGCTATTCGCATATAGCGTAGGCGGTGTAGTCCCGGTATCAACGTAGATTTGGTACACAGGAAGTGTCGCGGCATTTTTGACCGTGATGGCATGTTGATGCCCAAGCCCGGATTGGCTTGTCACTGTAGCTGAGCCAGCGCTTGAACTTGTCGGCGTGGATGATCCGCCAGAACTACTCGTCGGCGTAGATGATCCGCCAGAACTACTCGTGACGGTTTGTCCACCACCAGAAGCCGCACCAGTTGCGAACGTGCGCAGGGGCGCAAGTTCGAATTCAAGCGCCATCTGATTGACTTCCAGCACCTCGGAGCCGATGGTGAAAGCGAATGATGCCGTAGTCGTCCCGGCGCTATCTAGCGGCATCGTCGGGGAAGCCTTGCTGTAATACGTCTGCGTCGGCTGTGTGCGCAGCTTCAGCGTCTGAACGTCTGCGAGGATGTCGTACAAAATCTCTGTGTTGCCGATGATCGCGTCGCCGTTCGCACTGATGTCTAGCGACACGATTGCATTGCCGCTGTCATCGAATGCTCGCGTAATCTGCGTGACGAAGAAATTATTCGCCACGTTCAGCCAGCCCACCGTGCCATTCTCCAATTCAGCTACGCCGTTGTAGACGACACGCACGAGATCGCCGACTCGCAGCGAGGCAGGCACTTCCACGGCCGACAGCGTGTACGCATCGTTCTCCGATTTGTATTTCTGCAAGTACGCCGAGGCGATGTCGTAGAGCGCATTTGCCGCGTTCGTCAAATCCGCCGCGCTGTTCGTGATCGGGCGAATCTCGTTCCATGCCACCACACGATCCACTCGCCCGTACGTATTCGCCGACGCCGAATCCTCTAGCCAATACGCCGTCACGCCACCGCCGACAACGCCGCTCGTCACCGTGTATGGCGATGATCGGTTGCTGTATCGCAGGTCGAGTTTCGTCTCACCGATTCCCGCACCGACCGGATACACGCGATTCACCACCTCCGACCCGGCGCGCGTCCGCGTAATCTGCGTAATCAGCGCCTGCGTCGTTGGCAGGCCTTCCAGCACCATCGTCGGCGCGACGAACGTAGCAACCGGCGTTGTGCTGGTGAACGTGCCGAATCGGATTTCGCTATCGCCATTGCGCCGAAACCATCCGCGCACATACTGGCGCATGTAGTCAAGGATGCGCAGGTAGTTCTCCCCTTCGATGCTGAACGTAATCGGATCGGTAATCGTCGTGCCGCCCTCGTATGTGACGCTCCACGCCGGGGAGAAGTCGTCCAACAAATCGGACAGCACAGTATTCAACCCCGCGTTGTTGAAGTTCCGCCGAAACCCTGCGATACGCTCCGCAAGGCGAATGAGTGAATCTCGGCATACGATTGAGATGTTCTCGGCCGTTGCATCAATCGTCGCGTCGAAGTGCGTGTACTCCCCTAGGTATCCCAATTCGTCACTGTAAATCTGATACCGGTTCCCACGCGCAAGCCCGCGCTGTGCAGCGATCGCGGCCGGGATTACCAGCGTCGCCTCGCCGACCTGATTGATGACATCACTGATTGACAGGCCGAGGACTTCCGTAATCGGAGGCCCGCTCTTCACACCAGCGGCCGAAAGCACATCAACGCGGAAGCTCATACGTAGGCACCTCGATACACAATCGAACCGCTCACCGCCTGCGAAAACGTGATGCGGTTGCTGCCAGGATACAGATACCCTAGCTGCGTCTGCGTGTTCGGCAGCACGATGTCGGCGTAGTCGTCATTCCCGCCCAGCGTCACGTTGTTTAGGCGGCAGTCGATCATGAGGATGTTCCCTGCAACCTTCGATGTGTTGTACGTGATCGTCTGCGCCCCAGTCGAGTCATAGATCGCCTCGCCGTATTTCGGCACGTTGTAGGTCGCGCCGCTGCTGCGGCCGATGCGGATAGTCAGCGATGTAGTAATTGCCGACGTGATGTAGAACGTCAACCACGACGACCTCGCGTTTCCGCTGTTCGTGATCGTGCGCGAGGTTTGCGATGTGAACGTGTTCGTCGTATCGACAAGCTCATACCAATATGGTCGGCACGTGAATCGCAGGTTGTAGGGGTTGCGATCTTGAACCTGCCAATGAATCGGAGTCTGCTGCGAATCAATCGATACAAGCTTCGCCCACGTCATGAGATCGGAATATTCACGTGATCGCGCCTTCAGCCACCCGGACTTCCCGAGACGCTGGAATAGCGCGCGCGCGTTGACGTTGCCGTTCTGGTCCATGAACGATGCCGTGTATTCCGTCTGAATCAACGGCGACTGCATCCCGTCGATATCGTACATGCCATCGCCGAGGATGCGCGCCATCGATGGGTTGACGGCGCGGTTCAGCGAAATCTGATTCAAGCCGAATCCGCTATCCAGTGCCACACCGTCAAATTCCGTAATGTATCCGATCATCAATCACCTCACGATGGCGAAGCCTGCACGCTGCAAGCCCGCGACAACGCCACGCTCGGCTGTGGCAGCATCGCCGCCGTAGACGTTGACGGTCACCATTGCGCCTCTGTTGCCTGTTGAGATTCCACCACCGCGGCTCGCGCGGTTGGCAGCATTTGGGTCGAATGTCGGAGCAATGAATGTCCCCGTCCCGGCAGGCATCTGGAACCGTGCAGACAGGCCCATTGCATCCAGAATCGCGCGCTTGATCTCGTTGAACTTTAGGATGGTGTCGTCTCTGAGCTCTTGAAAGATCGCCTGCGAACGATTCTTGATTGTGTTTACCCAGTATTCGACGGTGTTTGAAATATTCGTCCACGTCGTCACGAAGAAGTTTTCGATGTCTTGCAGCTTCCCATCAATCCACTTCCCAATGTCAAATAGAACAAGTTTTACCCAAGCAACGGCAGTGTCGATTTCTGTTCCAATGACCTCTCTGATGCGCCCCCAGATCGTCTCAAACATCTGCTTCAACGTATCAAGCGCGCCCTGCGTATCTCCGTTTAGGAATTTGAGCGCAGAGGATAGGAGCCCTTTGATAACGTCAAGCGCGACAAGAACAACCGTTCGGATGGTATCCCACGCGATCGTGAAGTACTCCATGATCTTTGCGTTGCTGCCCTGCACGTCGCTCGTCATCTGCCCAAATACCATTTCAATCAGGCGTGCAATGATGCCGACGGCAGTGGATACGATCTCGCTGACGATCGACCACACTTCCTTGATCGTGGACATGATGGCATCACCATGCTCTTCCCAGATTTGCATGATGACAGCGGTGACGGAGGAAATCAGCTCCTCAATCGTGGCAAGCGCATTAGTCACGATGTCTTCGACGCCACCGAATGATTCATCCGCAGACGCGAACAGATCGTCGAAGAACGAGATCACAGATTGAACGGCCGGGATGAACTGCTCTTCAATAAAAGTGATGGTCGTCTTGATCGTTGCGGCGAGTCCGTTTGCAAAATCTGTAATTGAGGCCTGCACTTCTGGGCTGCCGAGGAATTCCAGAAGCAGGGCAAACTTTTCGTTGAGCACTTCGAATATCGGCTCGCCTATGGCCGTGAGCGTTTGCTGCTTCCAGTCGTTCAAGTTGGACATCATGCCGTTGAACGTTTTAGACTGAGCGTCCATCATGCCGCCCATCTTGTCTTGCGCGACTTTCAGCAGCACGGTAAACGCTTCGGCAGTCGGCGTTGTCAACTCGCCCGACTTGCTAAACTCAAGCCCCATCTTCGCCAGCTCTTCTCGCGTCGTGATGCCCAATTCCTCGAATCTGGAAATTGTCTCGCCGGTCGCTCCGCTCGCAAACCGCCCGAGGTAGCGCGCCATGTCTTCGAAACTGGAATCCGTTCCGGCTGCCATGTCGCCAGCAATGACGCGAATCTGTTCCCCGCTGAAGCCGAACTTCTTCGCCGCTTCCTCGGAGTGCAAGCCGAAGCTTTGCAGGATTTTGTCGGCACGGACAACCTCGGGAAGTTCGAACGGAGTTTTCGCGCCGAACTCTGCAAGCTCCTGCAACCGCTTCTTTGCCGCAGAACTGGATTTCAGCAGCACGCCGAACTGCACTTCGTACTGCTGAAATTCCGCGTTGCCATCAATCATCGCTTTTGCGACATCGCCGACGGTAGACGCGACAGCGGAGAACGCCTTCATCGCAAGGTCGGCCGCGATGTTGCCGAGCGCGATCATCTTCGTGCCGAAGCCGGACGAAGCCGTGCCGCCATCGGCCATCGACTTGCCCATGCTGTCGGTCGCCTTCGCCGCTTCCTTGATCTGGCGCTCGTATTTGAAAACGGCTTTGTCGGCGTCAGTGAATCCAGCCTCAAGCGCCTTTGCAGACGAGATAAATCCACGGTTTGCGTCGCGCCACCGCTTCGTTGTCTCGTCCCAGGTGATGCCTGTCGCTTTCTTGGCCGCGTCCTCTGTTTTGCCAAATGCATCGGCAAGCGCCAACGATTCCTTCGCGGCTTTGTCAAGCACGACAGACATTTCGTCCTGCGCTCGCAGCACTACATCGATAGGAATTTCATTGGCCATTCTGCCTCCGTCTCACTTCATTTTCCGCGCCCAAGATCGTTAAGTGCCGCGCGATTGTGATCGCATCTGGAAGCGGCCACGTGTGATACACATCACGCGCTAGCCACAATTCCAGCATCTCCGGAGGCATTGCATCGCCTACCCAGAGATGCGCCCTCACTCGCTCGTCGAGAGCGCGGCCGTCCCTTTTGGGTTGACCGCCTCGGCGTACGCCTTCACGAATTCCTGCACGGCGTCGCCGACCTTCAGCGCCGGAATCGCCTTCTTGCCGCCGACAACGCAGCGTCCCATCATGTCGAAGAGCTGGAGGCTGCTGACCTCACCGGAGGCCAGCAGCGCCACGTCTTCGAGCGTCAGATCCTCGAAGTTCCATTGCCACATATTAGATTGTCGCCTGCGTAACGAACGGGGTTTCCAGCACGATCTCGGGCATGACAGCGGCAGCGCCATCCTCGCCCACAGGCCACACCGGAGATTTCACGTAGCCAGCGTCAGACGTGTATCGATACTGGCCCGTCGTGCCACCACGCGGAGACCAGCGCACATACAGCGCCGTGCGGTTCGTGTATGCCGCATGCGCCAGCCCCCACGCGCCGGTCGTGCTCTCGGCGTACATGCTGCGCACGGTCACCGTGCCGATCGCATACCCGCCGATGGTCTGCTCCTTCTTTGCCTGACCGAACACGCCCGTTGCCTCGGACTCCAGTTCGAATCCCGACATCGCTACGCTGTTCGTCTCGGAGCTGATGTCCGTCCACGTGCTGTTGTTCGTGGACAATTCGATCTTGCAGTTCTTCATCGTGTAAGCCATATCACACCACCTCTTCAATCACGGACACGTTGGCACGCACCGTGAAGAACGCCTGCTGATCCCACTCCAGCAAGCCTTGATTGATCCCCAACACAGACGCAAGCACAGCCACGCCGCCCAGCTCCGTGTCGTTGTCGATGGCATTCAACAGCGATTCGGCCGTCGCGCGACCTGCGAGGTCTTCGTCGTTGACGAGACCGGTCTGCCCGATCACGACGACGACATCGAATGCATGAGTTCGGCGCATGGCATTACGCGAGAACTTCGTGCTGACTTTGGAGGAGAACGCGATCGACTCGCTCTCCGTGTTCCGCCACATGCAGATGACAGCGGGAAGACGCTGTGGAGGAGAAATGGGGATCGACGTGTATTTCGATTTCGCCGAAATCCCCGTTGCCACAGTGTCCCGAAGCGCGTCGTAGCATGTCGTGATGCTCATGCCACCAGCCTCCGCGTGTAACGATCCAGCACGATGCGCACGTCAGCCGGGTACGCGTCGCTCTCAGTCACGAGCGTTTCGCCTGCGACGTTGGTTGCCCCGGTCTCGTTGCGCTTCACCCAGTACCAATACGCGATGCGCATAGCAGCCCGCACAATCTCTACAGGCGCACCCTGCATCCATCCCCAGCGTCCGTTGACGGACACGCGGCCGTTCGTGTCGAACTCCCAGTCCGTGCCATCCTTCAGCTGAATGGCGTAGTAGCTGCCGTCGTATCCGTTCTGCCCTGTCACCGAAGCGTTCATCGGCAAGAGCCAGTAATTCGTGCTTGCGATGGTGGCGCCGTTGCCGTTCGTGAGCGTCGTGATGCTGACGAGATCGGAATCAAGGTGCAGGGTCTTGTCGTCCACATCGGCCGCGGTGTAATAGTGGATGTGGTTGTTGCTGCCCTGTCCGAAGTTGCGTCCCGTCTGCCCGTCAATCTCCGCGTCCGCCTGGTCGAGAAATTTCTGTAGCAGCGCATCCTCGGCCGTCGTGAACGTCGTCTGCACGCCGCCCGTCATTTCGGAGATGTAGCTCTTGAATTCTGCGAGCGTTGCGTAGCTCATGCTGTGGCCTCCTCTTTTGGCTGGAAATGCAGACCGATTTCCTTGAAGTCTTGGGCGAATTTTTCAGGGTCTTTTAGACCTTCCTGCACAACAGCCAGCCATTCATTCGGCCCAATAAGATTTGTCCCAATATGCGGGGACATGATGGACATGTCGCACCAGTGCGGAATGCCGATCTTGCGGCACTCAAGCCCGAAGTTCCAGTCCTCCGAACGCTGAATCTTGTTCTCCAGCCCGGGCTGATAAATAAATCGAAACCACGGCCAGTCGAAGCCGGCTTCGGCGAGCTTGCGGAATGCGCTGCGCCGGATGGCAATCGCGCCGGTTCCCACGATGTCGCATTTCACGAGTGACTTCCCATCAAATGACAACGCGACATCTTTTGATTTTCCTTCATCGTCCAATGTGTAAAAACATGGATCATGCGGAAGCGAGCGCCGAAACATCAACGCGCCAACTATCTCATGCTCTGCATCGCATTTCTCTGCGAGATGCGCGACGATATTCTTTGGGTGAATATGGTCGTTGTCGAGCATGACCAGCACGTCATCATCGTTCTTTGAGTGCTCGTAGAACATGCCAGCGATGTAATTTCTTGCGTCGTCAACGCGCTTATAAGCACAATTGATCCGGAGCGCTTTGGCATTGTGGAGCGCATGAACAACAACGTCGAACATCGCAACAACAGCATCAGCCTGCACGCTGCGCTCAAGCGGGATGCTGTAATACACCCTCACGAGATCACCGCATCAAAATCGTCAGGCCATCCGTTGCGACGGCGATAGTCGCACACCACCTGGTCGTAGATATGGCGCGGCTTTGCGAATGCATACGTGCCGTCCATCGGAGCCGCGCCCCAATGCACGTGCCGATGCTCCACTTTCGCATGCTGCGCCCATGCGTAGGTGTTCGCACGTTTCGCGCGTTCTGTCGTCTCAAGATCCATGCACCACGAGCGATACCACGGGCACGACATCACGCCGCCGTTGTGTTCAACGATGAACTGGCGCGTCATCCAATAGTGCGTCGCCATGATGTTCCCGTCGCTGTGCATGTCGTTGATCCCGACCATTCCAGCGCCGGTCGCCTTGTGCACGCGGAGCACTTCGTCGAACCATCCGTCCTCGGCCCAGATGTCGTCCGCGGCGAGGAAATATGCGTCGTAGTCATCGGCCATCGACAGGCCATAGTTCCACGCCTCCGATGCGTTCATCTGCATCTGAACGTACGTTGCCCATTGCATGCGTGGATGATTCAGCAGATGTTTGTATGTGTCTAGCCAAGTTTCGCTGAGCGATTCACCGATGGGCATCACTAACACAACGTCAGCCGACGAAGTGCGCAGCAGCTGTTCTACGCACTTCGCGGCCTGATCTTGTCGTCCAAGCGTGGGGAGAATTAAGGCAGTTCGCATGGGGGATGGTCACTAGGCCGTGCGCAGGTATTTAATGGCCGCGCCCAGCATCACGTTCGCGTCAAGGCGCTTGTACCACTGGAAGCCAACCTGACCGATGTCGGCGTACCGCTCCACCAGACGGCGGAACGTGATACCCGCGAAGTCGGCGATGTAGTAGTACGACATGTCCCCAAACGCGATGACGTTCTTTGCCGTGGCAATCGTGGCAACCGTGCTCAGAGTGTACACCGGGCGTCCAAGAATCGTGGACGGCTGGCCGGCGGACAGCGCAGGCTGCCACAGATACGCGCCGGTGCTGCCGTTCTCCTTGAACTTGCGGATCACCTTCAGCGTCGCGTCATTCATGAGCCACACGGCATTGTCGCGGTATTCCGTGGCGAGGCTGTGGAACGTGTCGATGACCTCGTCGGCCGTGATGGCGTTCGTCGCGGCGGCAGTGACGCCGACCGTGCCACCAACCATCACGCCCTGCGGCTGGCCCGTGCCGGTGCCGGTCGCAAAGAACGTATTCTCCGCCTTGATGAAGCGATTGACCGCGTCCGGCTGGAGCACCTGCCCGAGCACGTCGATGCGCGAGTCGGCCAGCAGTTCATCCGTCGCGTTCGACTGCGCCGTCAGCTTGTAGGGCACGAATTCGACCTCAGTGATGGTCGGCACAATCTGCGAGAACGACGTACTCTCAGCCGTGATGATCGCGGCCGTGGTGCTGTTCGTCAGCCCCGGGATGCGGAACGAATTGGTGCCGTTGACGGTGATGACGCGAGCACCAGCACGGCGCAGGATCGAAGCCTCGTTGATGGCCGTGACCAGCGTGTTGCTGTAGGCCGTCGGGACGAGGTATCCACCTTCGCCAGCCGTGCCCTCGTTCATCACCGCCTTCGCAGCAAGGTCGCCGGTGCGGATGAACCGTTCAAACGCCTTCGCAGCTTCTTCGGCCTTCGCCGCAGAGGTGTCGGGCTGTGCGCCCACATTCACGCTGAAGGACGGACGCTGCGCCTTGACAAGCTCCTCGTTGAGCTTAGCGAAATCGGCCTTCGCCGCAGTAAGCTCCGCGCGAATCTCCGCGATCGGATCGGCCTGCACTTCGTTCTTGATTTCCTCGGACATGGGTTCCCCCTTTGCCGCAGGCGCGCCACCGCTAAACACGATGGGCTCCTGCTGCACTGTTTCAGTTTCTGCCGACGGCATGTCGGCCTCGTCGATCTGGGAGAGCATTTCGTCCAGCGTCGCCTTCATTGCGAGCAGTCGTTCACGGTTCTTGTAGTTGAACGGCTTCCCACCTTTGACGGCGGCGTCTGCGCCCGCGTCCTCTTCCTCGATCACATCAATCAACGCTTTGGCTGCTGCCATTGCAACCGCGCGTGGATTCACTGCTGCGTCGCTCGTCTCTGCATCCATCAGGGACAAAGCGAAAATCGGCCACGACGACACACGCCCGGGTTTCCCCACGATGCCGTGTGGCCGCACCAGGTGCGTGCTGCTGTCGCTGGATGCGCGCGCTTTGCCTGCCACGGCCGCGTCATACACGGCTCGTGCTTTCTCGTGCGCGCTATCCAGCTCAACGCGGAACATGTGCCCCGCATCGCTCGCACCCTTGTAGATGGCCCTGCCGAGGCGCTTGACCGATTTGGCCGCACGCTCAGCGAAGCCGTGATAGTAAAGCGCAGGCACTTCGTCGCCGGGTTCCAGCCCGATGTCTGTATTCCGGTCGAAAACCTGCCCCTGCCGATCCGTCCCGAACGGGAGGCCCAGCACGTCTAAGGACAACTCCCCTGCCGCCTTAACCGCATCCGATACGAACATCTGTTCTACCTCCCTCTCACATCATAAACCATCATGCGCGGTTGCTCTTCTGAATGATCAGCTCGCGGATGAGCTTGCCGACGTTGAAGCCCAGCGATGTGCGCATTCGCGCGATCTCCGGCTCATACCATGCACGGCGCAGGAAGTCGTTCGGCTTGATGCCAGCGACGCTAGACGCGCGGATCCACTTGCCGGTGTTTGGGTCTTGCCATGCGAGCACGCGCTTCTTGGCTGGGATGGCCTTCGGCTTCTTGCCGGCCTTTACGCGCTTCTCATTGGCCCATACCGCCTTAGGAACGATGCGATGACGCCTCGGCCCGTGGATGCCCGTGCCGAACGTAAGCCACTCCAGCAAGTTCTTTGGCCGGTCTTTGGGATACCAATTGATGCGCAGTTCGCCCAGCTGCGGCCCGCTCTTCTTCACGCTGTACGTGAACCCTTGCGCGAACAAGCCCTTGTTCTCCGGCGCTTCCTCTTGGATTTGCTTCACCTGCGCACGGCCGTACTTGTCGAGTTCTTCAAGCGCGTAGGCGAGCGCCTTCTTCTTGCCCTCTGTCAGTGCGCCCGTGTACCTTTTGAATTTCTCGGGGCGAACAAGCATCACTTGAATCGGACTAGGCATGTCTCACCATCACTTCATCGGCGGCGTAGGCTTTGCCTGCGATCGTGAACACCGGCGATTTCACCGACGCCTTCACGCCGTCGTGCACGCCACCACGGTGCAGCGCATCGATGACGCCCAGCTCCTCGCCGTCGATGGTCTCCGCTACCAGGCCGACGGGATCAACGTATGGAAAGGCTTTGACCTCGGCAGGGTATTCGCGTTCGATGCCGCGCGCCCACGACCATCCGGCATCCCCGCCCCACAACAGCCACGCGATGTAACCGGCGCTAGGGTTGTTCTCGTCTCCCCATCCCTCGCCCTTCTTGTCCACCTCGTGCCGGGCGAAATACGACAGCATGCGGTTGATGGTCTGCGGGGGGATGCGTTTGCCATTCGACAAGTCACGCGCGCGCGCCACGCCGATTTCCGTCCCGCCTCGGTTGAACTCGCGGCGAAGCTCCAGCCCGCGCTCCGCCGCTTTGCGTACTGCGGCCGGAGGTGCCCACGGATCATCTACGCTCTCGTCAACCGCTTTCACGGTCGGCAGCGAGTCCGTGGGAGACGGCACCGACGCAGGCTCTTCGCGCGAGCCCAGGAGACGATCTACCGCGCTCGTGCGCTTGCGCTTGGGCACAGTGGTGCCGTTGCTCTCAATGATCGTCGTGGCATCGGTGAGCCGCTGCTGCAATCGCGCCTTCAAGCGATCGATGCGCTTCCCCAGCTTGTCGTCTGCGTTCGCGCGCGCTTCATCAAGGCGTTGAATGTCGGACTTCATGCGCGACTCCACCTCTCGCGCGCGAGTGACGCGCCGTTCCTGCTGGCGCTTCTTCGCCTCTGGCGAGAGCACGCGCTTGCGCTTGGCAGTGGCAGGCGCGCCATCATCACCCGCTCCCTTCGGCGCAAACTTCCCGCCCTGCCGTTCAATCTTCGACTCGTCGAACATGCGGTCGGCCTTCGCCGGCTCATCGGCAAGTAGCGCGTCGATCTCCGCCTCGATCGCATCGTCCTCCGCATCGAACGTGTCCATCTCATCGTCGTACTCGTCGTCGTCCTCGTCCTCCACAGGCGCAGCTTCCGGCGCAGGCGCAGCGGATCGCGTGAGCAACGATGCCACTTGCTCATCAGTGAGATTCGGCGCAGCGATCCGCAGAAGCGTAGACGCCGCATCGTCCGTGATCGTGCCGGCGTTGCGCTGATCGACGATGGCGATGAGCGGTGCGGGGTCCGCCACAACGTCAGCCTGCGAAGCCTCCATGAGGATACGATCCGCAGCCGGATCCTCGCTCATGTCGAGGCCCACCAGGTCTCGCGCTTCGTTCACGGATGCGAGGTTCGCCGCCGTGAGCGCGATGGCGCGATTCACGCGGCTGTCCGCATCTTCACGAAGCGCAGCGATGTCCGACAGGTCGTGCTCGAAATACAGGTCTTCGCTGCCGGGATATTCGGCGTGGAGAAGGCTGAACGTCAGCTCCTCTTCAATCAACTTCAACTCGTCAACCGCGAACGATTCCCAGAAATTCTTCCGCTGTGCGTCCGCGTTCGCCAGCTTGCTGGCGTCCTTGTAATCGCCAGCGATCGCGGGAGGGACTCCATACGGTGCCATGATCTCGTTGGCGATGCGCATCAGCCGCTCCTCTCGCTGCATCTCCACCGCGCTGAACGCATCGGCCACGTACTCGAAGCCGTTCGACACGTGCATGTCTCGGCCTGCGTTGTCGGGGTTTTTACGCCACCTGTCCCACGCCATGCGGATGCGCTCGAAGTCCGCCGCGATCGTTCCCTGCGGATGGATGACCATGCCGCCCTTCTGCCCGCCGCGACGGTCGATGCTGGCCTGCGCCTTGTCCGCGAGGTTGTAGCGGTTGATCGCGTCAAGCGCAACGGCCGTCGGGCTGTCTGCTTCGACGCTGCCGTCAAGCGCCGGGTAGCTGATGTCAATGACATCGGCGCGCGGAATGAAATCGTTGGTCGGAAGCCAACGGAAGCCCGCGATCCACAGCCGCGCATCTGGCACGATCTCAACGTAGTTCATCGGCAGGATGTAAAGCTCCTGCACTCCGCCCGTGCCCTTCACCTTCTGAATCAAGCATCGCCCGTGCAACGACAGCTGCTGCTCAATGCCGCGGCGAAAAGAAAGCGCGTTGAGGTTGAGAGGATTCACCTTGCTGAGCAAGTCGAGCACGGGGTGCTCCGTGATCTCTTCCTTGTCGTCGTCGTATCCGCGATACAGTTTCATCGGAGCCTGCGCCACCGCTGCCATGCGCGCTTTGACGCAGTTGTACGCCCACACGTTGGACTCAACGGCACCGATACGGCCACTGGGGGAATTGCCGTACTCGTCTTTGCCGTCCTCGCCTTCCGTGTTCCAGACGTTCGACCACCACGTCGGACGTTCCAGAGCTTTGACAGCGTCCGGTTCATCCCTCCCGAAAAGTCTATCGAGTATTCCCATACCTATGCCCCCCACATTGACTGGCTCCCGCATGCCTGCCATGCAAGAGCCAACGACATGACCATGTCGTCGTGCATGCCGTCAGGCGCGCCGTATCGCATGGCTCCGCTATCAAGACGCGATCCCTCGTAGGCTTGTAGCTCTTCGATGAGTTCGCGGTGATCGTAAATGCCGATCTCACGATGATCGAACGCGGCGGCGAGTGATTCGATGGCCGCTGCCTTGCTGAGATTCGTCGTGTTGAAATCACGCAGGCGCACGCCCATGCGCCGCAGTTCGTCGTTGTTGGGTTTGCCCATCGCGTTCGATTCGGCCACCACCAGGTAGACGTTGTATCGCTGGCACACCGCGTGGATCCTCGCCCGCTGCGCCGCATAGTCCATCATCGTGAACCGTTCTATGTGCGCCACCTCACGCGTGGTCTGGTCGATGACGGTGAGCACGGTGTAGTCGTTCGACAGCGCCCAGTCGAGGCCGGCTACGTAGGTATGGTCTGTGTTCGGAGAACTGCACGATTTCGCGCGCACTGCGTCAGTGACTGAACGGAACACGCCTCCGCCGTCGTCCACGAATTCGGCAAGCCATTCCTGTCGGAACGTGCGATCGCTCACCGTTTCCCGCGCGCGCTCGAATGCCTCGCGGATCGTCGGCATTGGATTCGCGGATGACGGCGCTTGGAAAGATGCGATGCGTTCCGAGTGCTGACGGCCCTTCAGCCACTCGCGGTAAAACCAGTTGCGTCCTACCGGAGTCGAGATGAGCATCGCGCGTCCGCCACGATCGGCAAGCGTCGGCTGAATTACGTCCGTCCACGATTCCTCGGAGACGCGTGACGCCTCGTCGATGATGACGAGGTCGAACGACATGCCACGCATCGCGTCCGGGTTGTCGGCCGAATACACGAACAGCGATCCGCCAGACGGGAATACGATTTCGCGCTCACTCCTGCGCACGGTGAGCTTGTGAGCCACTGGCGCTACGGCACGCTCCGCAGCGCGCCACAGTGGGCGGCTGTTGCGGTACGTCGGCGCGATCCACGCGACAGTAGCGCCGAGGTCTGCACAGGAGAGAGCGTAGGACGTTGCCATGAATGACTTACCCCACCGGCGTCCCATCGCCACGATTTTGAACTTCGCCGGGTTCGCGATAATGCTCAGCTGATCGGGCCGCAAGGGAGGCAACGGCGGCGCCGTGGTCGAAGACTGTAGGTTTGATTTCGATTGCCTGCCCATCTCGTCCGCTGATCTCCTGCTGCACGCGCTCCACGTATCCGCGCGACTTGCCAAGCGTCTTCAAGGTGAAGCACACGGCCCACGCCTCGCCGTTGATCACCGCGCGCTTCAGCGAGGTCTCGGCAATGTCCGTCATGGATTCCCGCGCTTCCTGCACGACGTCTTCAAGGCCATGCTTCTTGACGAACGAATACAGCGTCTGGCGAGAAATTCCCAGCGCCTGCGCCGTTACGAACATGTTCCCAGACAGTTCTCGGAGTTTTGCTTCAACCTCCTTTTTCTTCAGCTTGTAGGCCATTTTTTACCTGTCCAATCTGTACGCATCGCCGCAATGCGCAAACACTACGGCGATGCTCACAACTACAGCGTGCCAGTTGCCGCGCTTCTCTGCTGACGGCGGCGAGCTTCTGCTACATTAGTTGCAGCCGCACGGCTTGTGAACGTTCGATCAAGCCCGGGCACACGAAAGCGCCCCGGAGAAACCTCACGCACGCCAGAACGCAAAGATCTGGCTACGCTTCCACCAGATCGTCCACCACTGCTTCCACCTCTACCCATCGGAATACCTCCCTTCGATGGCATGCGCCTCCTGCGGCACATGAATCCATCCTTCGGCCTTGCACTTTTCGTGCGTGGCTTTCCCACCACCAACAACAACGAACACCACTGGATTCCCGGCGGCGTATTCTGTTGCCATTGCGTAGTCTAGATCAAGAAGCTCGAACCGCGTGTCGTACCCGCGTGTGGCGTAGTGCTGCCATCCGCGTGGGACGCCCAGCATGTTCAGTTCGCGGAACTGCGGCTCTACGTTGAGATCAACGAATACCGCGATGTCGTATTGCTGGCACCAACGGCTGATCCATCGTTTGCGGTAGATTCCCCAAAGAGCAAAGGCGCGCGGCGTCATATCGCCAGTGCTGACGTTCGGCTCAATGATCGCCTTGCACTGGCTCATTGCGATCTTCTCTGGCGTCTGCCAGATGGTCTCGAAGCGCGCGTCGTCGGTGTAGAAGTGCAACGTGCCGGTGCAGATCGATCCGCGAGCGTATCGTCCCCATCGTTCGCACGGCATTGGCAAGCCGGCGATCTTTGCCTGCGGGAGAAGGGACGGGATTCCCCAGTCGTTGTCCGATGGGAATACCATGTCGAACGCGCTGGACAACGCCATCTCTCCGACAGGTGCTTGCTCCTGTTCGGCTTGCGATGCATCGGCGGCGTTGTCCATGACAAGGCCAACGTCAGCCGCGATGTCTGCCAGCATCTGATTCAGCGCAGGGCTGTCGAACGAGGCGGAGTCCATGAGCGCCTGTAGATTCGCCTTGTCCGCTGCGGCCAGTGCGCTGATTGGATCGAGCGTGAGCAGGATTTTCTGCTCCTCTTCTTCGCTCAACTCCACTTCGACGAACGGCACAGGCGTGTCGTCGCCGAGCTTCAACGCTTCTTCAATGCGCGCATGGCCGTCTACGACGTTGCCCGTCGTCCTGTTCACGATCACAGACTGCACCCAGCCGACGTCACCGAGGATCCCAGTGAGCGCGTCACGCTGCGCCTTCGGATGGATGCGCCAGTTCAAGGGATTGGCCATGAACGAGATCGCAGGCTGTTCGCCGTGCCCAATGATGCGATTCCGCCACGGTTCGCGCTTGCTCACGATCGTCGCCCCTTCCAGAAGTCTTCGAGCACTCCCGCGAATCGGCGCACGTCGTATCCCTGCCAGTTGGGATGGTAGCCAAACTGGAAGATGCACGCGCCGTTGAGCACGACCGGCCTGCTGCGCCGGTAGTCGAGCCACCACGAGCACCACTTCGCAAATTGGTCGTCGTTGTATCCCGCCCAAGCAAAGCCGCCAGAGCCAGCCTCTACGCCGGTTTCTCCGCAGAAGTGGACTACGCTCTTGCTTGCCCCGCACTGCGCCCAGAACGAGGCATCACGGCCTTCGTACCATTCAGGCGCGATGATTTCAGCCTGTGCGGGAGGAGCGTCGGCGAATCGCTTGCCCTTCGTGTAGAGGTGCCATCCGATGCGGACGCGCCCGGCGTTCTGCTGTGCGAAGGCGTAGTAAGTTTCCTTGAACGTCTGCACGATCGCGGGATTCGTGATGTCAGGCGTGCCGTGCGAGAACTCGCCGATGACGAGCTTGCGAGACGGGTTCTTCGCCCACATCGCGTTACAGAAAGCGCGCTCGTACTCAAAGCGGCGGCGAAGTTCGTCGGGCGTGCCGTAGCAAATCCA